TTCGGGGCATTGGAGCGTGGGTATTCAACGTCCACGGCTCGCCCTATCAACAAGTAGGGGTGCCGGATTTACTGGTCGCATACCAGGGCCGGTTCTACGCGATGGAAGTCAAAAAACCCGGAGGAATCCTGTCGCCGGTCCAGGCCAAGGTTATCGAGGAGATTCGGGCCTCCGGGTCAGTGGCCGGTCGGGTGGAAAGTATCGAGGAGGCGGTTAAATTATTGGAGGAGAAGTGATGGCGTATACGATATACCGAATCAAGATTGAGGGGTGGGTGACTGACCACCAAGATGTCGGGTTGCCGGATAACTGGGACATTGAGAAGTTGGTCGAAGCGATGGACGACTCAGCTATGAATGTGACGGTTACCAAAGTGGACTCAATCGAGGACGAGTGATGATATGCCGACTGTGTGGGGAGGATATGGGGTTCGAATTTTTGAGGCTGGACCCGCACGATGTGATTGTGGGATTCATCACATGCGTATGCGGGTACTGGAATCTGCTAAAGAGGGAGTTTATGAATATGACACGATTCACCATCGAGGTCGGCGGGTATAGGTGGCGCGCCCACGGAACCAGAACCGGTCATAACAGCCCGGTCTGGCACACCCACTTAATTGAATTACTCGGAGCCGAACGCCTCGATGTTCCATTGGACCAGAGCTTGCGGCAGAAGATACGGGAGGCGGTGGCCAAACACCTCGACCTGGAAACGGCCAATGTCAGACCAATCACCGAGGACTTGGTTCTGATATAATCCATAGGCGGCGGATGTACCGCCGACATTTCACCTGTCACGGGGTGAAACATTGGGAGACCTTGAGCGCATAATCGTGCTCAAGGTCTTTGTGCTAGAATGGCCGCATGATGATGCGAGATAGGGTCAAAGAACTCCGGCGCGTGCCGGCCTCCGAACTCCGGGCCAACCCGAAGAACTGGCGCACTCATCCCCCGGCCCAAGAAGCGGCCATGCGTGGCATTTTGGAAGATATCGGTTTTGCCGATGCCATGATTGCCAGGGAGACCGACGACGGTCTGGAACTCATCGACGGACATCTTCGGCAGGAAGTCATGGGCGACCAGGCGGTGCCGGTCTTGATTGTGGATGTGACCGAGGAGGAGGCAGACAAAATGCTTCTGACCCTCGACCCTCTTGCGGCGATGGCGAGGCCGGACCAAGACCAATTATTGAGCCTCTTGAAGTCGGTTGAAATTGAGAGTGATGCCGTTAACATCATGCTGGAAGCACTTATCAACGGGGAGTCCGAGCCTCTTGGGTATCCCGGCACAACCCCTACGCTTGAAGAATTAACCGATACCTACGGGGACTTAGACGACGAACTCCTGTGGCCGGTGATACGATTGAGGGTTTCTCCACACTTGAAGGGTCTCTTTGATAGTTGGCTGGACACCGGGGAAGGGGAGACGGAGGCCGCTCGTCTTGAAAATCTACTTAGCGAGTAATGACCGGGACGCGATGCGAACAGCTGGAGAGCGTAATTCTAGCCCTCTGCGTTTCCTGACCTCCTACCACTATTACGAGAGGCACGATATGGAGACTCTGTTCGGTTCTCCCCAACCTGCCCTCCTAGCAGACTCGGGCGCGTTCAGTGCCGCAAGCCAAGGGGTCTCGATTAGCCTGACCGGGTACGCGGACTGGGTCAAAAAGTGGGACCATCTGTTCGACGCTTACGCGAACCTCGATGTTATAGGGGATGCCGAGGCGACTTTGGTCAACCAAAGGCGGTTGGAGGATATGGGATTGCGGCCGCTCCCTGTTTTCCATGTGGGGTCACCGTGGGAATATCTGGAACGATATCTCGACGAATATGATTACGTTGCGCTTGGCGGGATGGTCCCGCACGCCGGAAAAGCCCGGGCCCTCTTTCCCTGGCTCATCAAAGCGTTCAAGATGTTGCCGGCAGGGAAGGGGTACCACGGCTTCGGCACGACCGGTTGGAAAATCCTGTCGGCATTTCCATGGCAATCGGTGGACTCGTCAAGCTGGGCGACCGGATATATGTATGGGATGGGGATTCTGTTTTCGAAAACGAAGGGTATCTTCTTGAAGTTTCAGATTAAGAACGCCCGTTCTTGTTTTGCTCTCAAACGGGAGTTCGCCAATTACGGATACGATTGGAGAGCGTTCGCCGAGCCGACTGACGACCCGCTGTTTGGGGTTAAGTCGGAACTCCGGCACTCGCTCTGCGCAATCGCCGCCAGTTCTTATGTTGCCGCGGAGAAGTGGTTGACCGAAAGACATGGTCAGAGCAAGGTTTACATGGCCCATCCTCTTGCGGCTGGACCCTACGGTTATGCTGGTCTTGTGGAGGGCGCCAATGCCTAAAACCCTCTGTGTCATATCTGGCGGGATGGACAGCGCGACGCTCCTTCATCTTGCTACCAAAGAGGAGGGCCGGGTCGAGGCAGTCTCTTTCAATTATGGGCAACGCCATAAGAAAGAACTCCGGTACGCCGCCTCTCAATGTGACGGGTTGAATATCGCGCATGATGTGATAGATATCTCGTCGATAACTCCGCACATAGGCGGCTCGGCCTTGACCGACGATATAGATGTTCCGGAAGGACATTACGCTGCCGCTAATATGTCCCTAACCGTGGTCCCAAACAGGAACGCTATAATGTTGGCCATATCCTACGGCATCGCCGTGGCTCGCGGGATTGAGGTAATCGGGGCAGCGATGCACGCCGGCGACCACGTGATTTACCCGGATTGCCGCCCAGCCTTCACCGAGGCGTTCGACCGGATGGAACGTCTTGCCGTTGATGGGTACGGCCATCCGGACATCCGACTCTGGACCCCTTTCATCAATAAGACCAAGACCGAGATTGCCTATATAGGCGGGGACTTGGGCATCGACTACGCCAATACTTGGAGTTGTTATAAAGGGGCCGAATTACATTGCGGGACTTGCGGGACTTGTTACGAGAGAAAAGAGGCGTTCCGAGATTCGGGAGTTACGGACGATACCCGATATGAAAGTTAGCATTACGAGGGAGTATGCCTGGGAGATGGGCCACGCTCTGAAGAACCATGCCGGGAAATGCTTTCAACCTCACGGCCATAATTACCGGTTGGAAGTGGAGGTCTCCGGGCCGATAGACGACCGGAGCAATATGGTTTGGGATTTCGCCGACCTTGATATCTTGGTCAATCCTATCGTGCGCGAGTTGGACCACCAGTTCCTAGTGCATCCAGACGATGCCAGGTTCGAATCGTTCATGCCTGGCTGTTTGCGTTGGGTCAGAGGCGACCCGACCGCCGAAAGTATAGCGGCGTATTTCTTTGATGCTTTGACCGGGTGGGAAGTCACTCTTGAGCGGGTAACTGTATATGAAACGGACAAGGCCAGCGCGACGGTACGGAGTACATAAGGTCTTCGGGCCGACCATCCAGGGCGAGGGAGGGATGACCGGAACGGTCTCCCATTTCGTGCGCCTGTCCGGATGCAATATGTGGGATGGGCGACCGGAGACCCGGCAGGCTTCCCATTGCCCGTTCTGCGACACCGACTTCTTCAGCCACCGGATGCTAGAGGCTTCGGAGATAGTGGCCGAGTTGGACGCGCTCAAGTGGTCGGAGTGGGTCACGGTGTCGGGAGGGGAGCCGCTCCTCCAAGTCGATGATGAGTTCGTCACAACTTTACAGAATAGCGGGTACAAGCTGGCCATAGAGACCAACGGCACCCGGCCGCTCGACATTGTTGTGGATTATCTCACAATGTCCCCAAAGCGACCCGAGCCGGAAACGGCCATCCGCAGATGCGACAGCCTCAAACTACTTTGGCCTCATCCGGACCCGCGCATCACTCCCGAAGCCTTCGACTGCATCGACGCGGGAGCGAAGTACCTCCAACCCATCGGCGGGGAAGACGACCAGACGAATCTACGCTCGGCCATCGAGAAGCTATACGACCTCCGGGGCTGGCGACTCAGCTTGCAGACCCACAAATGGATTGAGGTAGAATGATAGAACTTACATGGGCCGAGATAGACGACCGGCTGGAAATGATGGAGCTGACCGGCACAAAAGTATGGGGCATCCCAAGGGGCGGCGCAATCGTGGCGGGGATGGCGAGGCGATACGGGGCAGTAATCGTCGGGACTCCTCAAGAGGCCGAACTCGCCCTGGATGATGTAATCGACAGTGGGGCGACCGCGAAGGTGACGCTCGATAGATACGGGTTACAGACTTTGGCGGTGGTCAATAAGATAGCCGAGGGCATCGACTCTTGGGTCCACTTCCCTTGGGAGGAGCCAGCCGAGACGGAGATGGCCGACCATGTGACCCGGATGATGCAGTACTGGGGAGAAGAAACCGGACGTGACGGTTTGATAAAGACTCCCGAACGGGTGGTCAGGTCGTGGTCGGAATTGTATGCCGGGTATACGATGGATGCGGAGGCCGCGCTAACCTGGTTCGAAGATGATACCGACGAGATGATTGTTGTGAAAAACATCACATTCTACTCGACGTGCGAGCATCACCTCCTCCCGTTCTTTGGCACAATCAACGTCGGGTATATCCCGAACGGGTCAATCTTGGGCGCGTCGAAGGTCGGTCGGGTGGCCCATATCTTCTCCCGCCGCCTCCAAGTCCAAGAACGATTGGCGCGGCAGATTGGGCAGAGCCTAGAACCCCACGTGCTAGGAGTGGCGGTCAATGTCCAGGCCCAACACTTTTGTATGATGGCAAGGGGTATCAATCAGGATACGAGTTGCCTAGTCACTAACTACCTGACCGGATACTTCCGAGATAGGCCGGATACCAGGGCCGAGTTCTTCACCGCAATAAGTGGCTAATATATGGGTAAACAAAACGGCAATAAAATAATCGCCGAACAGAGGCGGTCTCAGGTTCTTCAAATGAAGATGGCCGGGGCCACCGAACAGATGATTGCCGACCAGCTTGGAGTCTCAAAAGCCCAGGTCTGGAACGATGTCAAGAGGCGGTTATCCGAGGTCAGGCGGGATGATGTGGAGGCGGTTGAACAGGAGTACAACCTCCAGAAATCCAGATACGAGAGGCTTCTCCTCCGGTGGTGGAACCAGGCCATCGGTGCCGATGACGACCAGTCTGCAAGAGCCACTTCGATTGTATTAGACATTCTTAGGCGGCTGGATACCATCGGCGGTCTTGTGCCGGAGAAGCCTCTTATCCAACTCCAACAACAGAACATCCTCATGGGTGGGATGACCTTCTCCGACCTGGTACGTGAGGCATTGGAGGATGCCGGCAAAACAGTCGAGGTGGAGGGGAGGGTATATGACTCTGACGAAGGCTGAAAAGATTTTTCACTATAACGAGTCGAAGGCCAACCCGAGATACTTCTGGAAGTGGACCCTCGGCTCGGAAACCGTTTACGACAAACAGATAAAAATGGTGGAGGCGGTGCGGGACCATAACCGGGTGGCGGTCGTTGGTGCTAACGGGACAGGCAAGGACTGGCAATCTGCCCGGATAATGTTGTGGTGGCAATCGGTCCACAACCCCGCAATCACAGTTGTTCTCGGCCCGACCCACAGACAGGTCTCCGACATAATCTGGAAAGAGGCCCGGAGTGCCTACCTGAGTCCACGGATGCCGCTCGGCGGCCAGATGTATCGAACGGCCCGGTGGGAGTTCGACGACCGGCATTATGCGGTCGGGTTCTCGACCGATAACGAGTACAACATCCAGGGCTTTCACAGCCCTTCGCTCCTGGTGATAGTCACCGAGGCACACAACGTAGAACAGGCCCACATCGACGCCGTGAAAAGATTGAACCCCGCGAAAATCCTTCTGACTGGCAACGCCTTCGCCTCGTCGGGAGAGTTCTACGATGCCTTCCATGGCGGGTCAGACCTTTATCACACCATCGAGATTGCCGCCGCCGACACGCCCAATATCCAACAGGGCCGGGAGGTCATTCCGGGGATGGTGACCGCCGAGCAAGTCGAGGAACGGCGGCGTGAATGGGGAGAGGAGTCGGCCCTATATATCGCTTCGGTCTTGGGCCGGTTTCCCGATAACCTGGAAGATGCTATCGTGCCGAGGTCGCTCTTGATGGAAGCGGTCGAGCGGCAGCTTGAACCAGAGGGCGAGGCACTTCTGTCTTGTGACGTTGCCAGATTCGGAGCGGACAAGACCGT